ATCATTTACTAATTCTTCTGCTGCTTGTCTGTTGTAATTATATCTGCTCATCTATTTGTTCCGATCCATTATTAATTAATACTTCATCTGTTACTTGTGTTATTCTTTCTTTGTCTGCTTCGTAAGCCAAACATACTTCTTGTATCTTACAAAAGTCATTAAAGTCAAACTTGTTTAATACCCAATCAAGAAATATTAGTTTGTTGGCAGTTAGCTTGTCTCCCAGCTCTTTCTCATCAACTTCTTCTATCTTATTATAGTAGTTTATCTCTATCTCTTTTAAATCGCTTATAGTACGTCTAATGTTGTTTCTTACTCTTTGTCTAAACAAACCTATCTTCTCTGCATCTTCCAGTAAGTGTAGGTTAATAAATGAGCTTAGTATTGCTCCACTAATTTTTTCTAATTTCTTTTCTGTTAATTCCATATTAAAACATTCTTATTTGTTGTTTGTGTTCGTTTATTCTTTTTATTGCTGCATTGTAGTACTCTTTATCAAGTTCACAAGCAGTTAAATCATATCCTAAATTGTGACAAGCCAAAGCTATTGAGCCACTACCTAAATGAGTATCTAAAATTTTATCTCCATCTTTTGCGTAGTTCATTAAAAGCCATTCGTAAAGTTTAACGGGTTTTTGTGTTGGATGTATTCTAACTTCTTTATTTTTCATATCTTGTTGCATCATTCCACTCCATAACCATCTAAATATCTTTGAAGGTTTATTAAAACTATTCCAAGCCATTTCACAATCAGCAAAATCATTTGAATATTTATCTTGTGTTCTTTTATCCCAAATCAACCAACTTTTTGTTAATGGTAAATTAAAATAATTACCTCCAAATATTATTTGATTTTTAGATGTTCTAAACAACTCTTTAAAATATTCATCTGTTGGTGTGCTACTATCCCAATCTCCAACACTTGAATAATCTTTTCTTTTTGCAACACCACCCTTTATTGATTGTGTGTAATTCATTTTATGGATATCAATGCCATAAGGAGGGTCTACAATAGCCAAATCAAAGTAGTTATCTTCATACCTTGACATTAGTTCCATATTATCTTCGTTTGTTAATTCCATATTTGATAATTGTAATTGTGTTGGTTATAATATACTTTTGTTTCTTCTATCTTATTTAAAAGGTGGTGTTCAAGATAGTTATAAATGTAGTTTATATCATCATCTGATGCATTATACTTTTCTTCTCCTTGCCAAAAGTTAGTTTTAAGCACACCTTCTTTTAAACTTACTTCTATTAAATAATCTTCATTATCTAATTGCAGCTCTACTTCATTTGGTAAAGGATTAATACATTGGTCTGTATTCTTGTATTCTGGTTCTATTGTTTTTACAATCTTAATCAAGTCCATCCCTTATTCCTTTTAAAGTTCTTATTTCTGCATTGTTTACCTCTATCTTTATTTGAACCTCCAGTATATCTAATTGTCTTACTATCCACCAATCATCTTTACCTTTTGCATAAGCTCTAATAATTTCTATTGTTTCTTCCATTTGTTTTTGTTTTAACTGTTAAATAATATTAATACCATTGATATAAACCATAATGTCATATAAGCTACAATCATAACCATTGCAAGTCCAAATAATAACTCTCCGAATCTTGTAATTATCTTTTTCATAATTATACGTTAAAGATTAAACCTATTAATAATCTACCTACGAAATAGCTTGGTGCTAAAATCAATACTAATGTTTGTAATTTTTTCATCTTGTTTTGTTTAAATATGCTGCAATATAAAATAAATTATTTAATTAACAACTATGTTAACAGATTTTAACATTTTAAATAAAAAAAAGAGAAGCTAATTTGCTTCCCTTATTCTTTCTATTTCTCGTTCTAAATAGTCTTTTGCCTTTAATAAGTCTTGTAACTCATCCTTTTTCTTTCCAGCTCTGCAAATATACTTTAGTATGTTACCTCTGCTAAAATTAAGGTTAAAATCATTTACAACGTCTATTACGTCATAACCTTTGCCATTGTCATAGTGTACTTGTGTGCTTCTCATTTTTCGTATATTAAAGTTAAAATTATTTGAAAGATACCAATATATAAAACTATATCTTCTTCGTATATTTCTTCATCATCAAAAGGGTAATGTCTAACCCCAAACAGAAAGCCTTTAAAAAATCCAGCTTTAATCTCGTACCTTATTAAATTCATATTGTTTTATTTATTCTTTATATTTATATAACGTTTCTTTTTTAATTAAATATGCTTTTTTACTTTTAGTATCTCCTTTACCTATAAACTCTACATACTTTAAATTATTCTCTAATATACATTTTTTTATATTTTCTGTAATAAACCAATTATATTCAATACCATCATATATAACCCAATATTTTGCAGTTGTAGTGCTTAAAGCAGATGGCTTATTATTAAATTCTATTTCAATTACTAAATTATTTGTGTACTTGCTTTTTTCATCAGACTTAACCTCAATGCCTATATTTAATTCTGGTACAAAAATATCGTATTCCTTATAATAACCATCCTTTATATATGCTTTATTGTACTTTTTTTTTACTACTGACAATATATAGTTTTCGTGAAACTTACCTCTATTTAAATCTCTTTTAAAAGTGTTTTGTTCTTTTACCATAACTTACTTTTGTTTATTATATTCATAAATTTTAGTGTATAAATCCCAAATAGCTTGGAATGATCCTTGTTTATTAAATTCTTTTCCTTTCATATAGTAATTGCCTTTTATTCTATTACAATAAACTTTAAACATATTACCAGATACAACTGGATAAATAATAAATCCTTTTTTAAAACAATACTGCTGATGCTTATGATTACAATTTTTTAAGTGTATCTTCTTTTTAATCTTTGGCATTTAAGTCCTCGTATATGTCAATTAGTTCTAATGCTTTTTCTACTCCCTTTGCTTCACAAAACCTTTTTTGTTCAAATAGTTGCATCCAGTATTCCATAATATCTTTTTTATCTCTACTGCTAAAGTAACTATCAATACAACTTTTGTAAGCTATCTTCTCTTGATTTCTACAAAGTTCCTCTTGTAACATAATCTTCTATGTTTTCTGTTTGTAAATAGTCATAGTATCTTTCTGTTGCAATATCTAGTTTTCTTTTACCACTATCAATAAAATTATCAGAACATTTAAAGATACCAACATCAAGTGTACTTTTATCAACTACAACAAATTCAAAGTCAAATGCTCCAAACAACTCTAAATACAATGCAGCTTGTAAGTCATAAGAAAAGTGATGTGCAGACCTTTCAAATGATTTTATATCAGCAGTTGTTTTTAAATCTATTACAACACCATCTTTAAGTATATCTGCTTTACCTCTAAATGCTAAATCATTATAGGTATCAATTGCTGGTATTTCAAATCTTGCACCCTCCAGTATGTTTTTTACATCAGTTACACTTCTTACCCTTTCTGATATCTTCTTTGCTTTATGATATTCTGAGTTTGTAAATACGTTGTGCGATCCAAGCTCTTGTACTGCTAGTTTATATTGCTTTGATGCTTTTGTGCCTTCTGTAAAAGTTAGGTATTCTACCTTTTCTGGTTCAAGTACCATAAGATGTATTAATTGACCATCTCTTAATGCTTGTACATTTGTTTGTTTTTCTGTTAGTGAACGATAATAAGCATAAGGAGAATCTAAAAGTTTCTTTGATGCTGAACTTGATAATGCATTTACACCAAGATAACCATAGTAAAATTCATCATCCATCATTTTGCTTAGAATGTCTTTCTTGTCAAATACTTCGTTGTTTAATAGTTTAATTGTTTCCATTTATTTTAGTTTTATTGCTTGTTTTATATTTATTTCTGTTACTTGTTTTTTGATCCATCTTCTGTTTTTAAACTCTGATGTTGCTGGTAGTGATTTCTCAAACCACTTTAAATCTATTTTGTTTAAGTTAAATAGATAGATTCCCTCTGGTGTACTATTGATGTATATTGGTACGTCAAAGTGTTTATTTGATTCTTTTATCAAAGCATCGTATTTAGGCTTTTCCAGAAGTAAAGTATTGTAATGCTTCTTTCTGCACTTTAATTCTATTCTGCTTTGTGTTTTAATATCGTAGCAATCCCATCTTGATATTGGATTTTTACTATTTACTAATGTTTTGTAATGGTTAGTTGATAGCCATTCAAATAAATCTTTTTCTTTCCAATTTTCCATAGATGCAATATAACCATAAAGTTACTTAAAATTCAAAATCGTTATTAACAAATTCTGGTAGTATGTTATCGTTTACCATAAAGCTAAATGGATCAAAACTTCTATTTCTACTTCTTTTACACTCAACAGATATCCAGCCTTTATTAACTTCGTTTTTTTCTAACTTAATTTGTGTCTCTGCCTTTTTCTCTAATGCACTCCCTAAATTTCCAGTTGGCTTGTCACTACCAAAGTTTTGATGTATAATTGTTAATATATGACATTGTTTTTTTGCAGTCCAAGTCATAATCTTTTGCACAACAAAATTTGTTTCTGTCATTGAATTTACATCATTTAATAAATCTGCTACACCATCAATAATAACTATTCCTATTTTATCATCATTAAATTTATCAAACAGTATGTATTCAATAAACTCTACCCTTTCATTTGGTGTCATTGCTCTTAATGCGTAGGTATGGTAGTTGTCATCAGATTGCAATTGATTCATTATTACTGGTCTACGAAATACCTTCTGACAATGGAACTTTCCTTGCTCTGTATCAAAATGTATTATCTTTCTACCTCTTCTATGTCCTTTTATAGTACCAGTATATTTGTTACCTCCACTTTGATATGCTGATACAAGTAAACTTATAAAAAATGATTTACCTACTTTTGGAAATGCTTGTACAAAACTAAAGTTTCCATCTGTTCCAATTGGTATTGGGTATTCTATTTCATTACCCTCAACGTCTGTATCTATGTAAGAACCACAACTAAGTGATACTGGAGGATATTTAATAACTTCTGATATATCTACATTTGCTTCTTCTTCAAGCAACTGCATTGCCATTCTATCTGCTTCTTTTTCTTCATTCGTTTTTGTTTTCTGCGTCATCTATATATTTTTGTATTTTTGTTTTATAATATTTACCAAGTACATTATCATTTAAGAATTTATCATTTTCTAAAACGTTTTCTGTAAATTGTAGCTTGGTTTCATAATAGCTCATCATTGTCTTGTTGTAGCAAATGTATATAATTTCTCTGTAACAATCTTCTATATTCCATTTTTTACTTTCTGCATTGCTACCAGTGTACTTGATCCAGTTACTTTCAACATAATCAACCCTTTTTCTTTTATATCCCTTTAAAGGTGGTCTAGTACGTTTATTAAGTAGTATCTTTTTACCAATGTAAACTTGTTCAGTTCGTCTGTTAAGTATTCTGTAAACAAACCCAACTGCATCTGCTGGTAAATCTTCTCTTGATTTTATTCTTTGTCCTTTATAGTTCCACATATAAAAAGTTTTAACTAAGTGTATAACACATTAAAACGTGCCATACACAACTGTTAGCCAAAATTAGTTGCTAAAAATGTATTTACATCTTTATTAATCATTTCGCTTGTTATATCTTCTTCACTACTTAAAATCCATTCAGCAAAAGCAACTAACAGTTCACGTTGTTGGCTAACAACACCTATACGTAATTGCTGTTTCTTTTCTTTTTGCAAAAGTTCGTTATATTTTGCTAAAAGGTCGTTTCCTATAAAGTATTGGTTTTGTTCCATATACTCCATTAATAATTCTAAGCTTGTTAATTTTTTCATTGGTTTATTTATTAAATTAATTTTTCAATCCACGCAACTACGTATAGCTGCACCACGTTAATAAAAAAGGGAGGCTTTTACACCTCCCAATATAATTAAAATGGCAAATCATCTGCTGCAACTGGTGTTGCTTTTTCTGCCTTTGCTTCTGACTTTTGAACAAAAGATTGTAAGTCATCTGATGCATAATAGATTTTACCATTAGCAACATACTTTTTCTTTTCTCCATTCTCTCTCTGTTCTTTTGTTTGAGGGATCGTAAAAGAAACATTCTGTCCAAAGTTACCTTCTTCAAAAATAGAAAAGTTTAACTTCAGCTTCTTTAACTCTTTTCCATCTTCTCCTTTCTTTGCAACTAATTCTCTTTTTGCATTGTAAGTTAAGATGTTCTCAAAATACTGAGAAAGTTTTTTAATTGTGTCAAGTTGTAACTCAACGTCTCCTAATAAGTAAGGTTTTTTTGCACTCATAATTTTAATTTTAATTTATAATCCAGTTGTTATTTTATTGTCCATCACTTCTATAATATGTCTAAAAGTGCTTCTTTCTTGTTCGCCAGTTACATCTACTCCATTAATAAAGAATCTGTAATGGTCTTTCTTGTCTGTTGGTCTTAATTCAAAGTCATTCATATTTATTTAGTTAATAGTTCTTTTACTTCTTTTGATAATCTGTACTTTTCTTCTACCTTAGAAATGTTTCCTCCACCTTTTAAGTATGTCTGTACTTTCTTAAATTCAGCAGTACCTTTGTTTAACCAGCTCTTTTCAGTTGATTTAGCACTTTTTCCGTGTGTGTTTGTAGAATCTGCATCTTTTGTATCATCAATTAAAAATAATCCATTTAAGGCATACTTTCGAGCATAACTACTGCTGCTTCCGAACGACTGTGCTATGTCCATACCTTTTCTGTTTGGGTCTATACCAGCTTGTGCTTTAGTATGTACTGAATCAGTACCATCAGATATAAATACTATTGCTTCAACAAACAATACACCACATACTTCTCTTACTTCATCAGAGATTGTTAATGTACATTTGTGTTTATCCAGTAAAGGCTTAACTGCTTCTAGGATATCTTCACAACTTCGATAGTTGTACTTTCCAAAATTGTTCCTTTGGTTTTTTGGTGCTTTTAATTCTGCTTGAATTTTTCTTAATTTTTCCATTTTTATTTATTTAATTATTATTAATTTACTCTAAAGTTGCATTTAACTTTATTATATTTTTAACTCCATTTGATTCTTTTACTTGGTAGTTAATTAACACATCTGTTATGTTAGGATCTTGTTCTGTATGCATTTCAATTGTATTTTTTAATGCTTCCCAAAGTGATTGATTTACTTTCATAATTTATTGTTTCAGCAAATCTAAATATAAAAAGCATATAAAAGTGTTAAAGAAATGTTAAAATTAAAAAAGAGAGCCTTTTTACAAGCTCTCTAATTAAAACAAAAATAAAAGGGAAAAGAATTGCAAAATGATATATTCAAAGATAAACTTTATTTAATTAGTATAAAAAATTAGTTATTAACAGAGGTTGCAATTAAATAGAACTCCAAAAACCTATATTTATTTTTAATACTATTTACTTGTTTAATTAAATACTTTAGATATCTATTTTTAGGTATGAAGTAATTTATACAAATACTTAAATACTTACTTAAAAAAATGCGAAGTTATATATTTATTTTTAAATAAAAAAGTGTTTACTTAATTTTTCTTATTTTTTCTAATGTTCTTGCTCCAAAGTAACCTCCATATACAAGCATTAGTAAGTTACCAAGTAAAGATATCCATTGCTGGTCTATTTTAAAGCTATCTAAAGAACTATCTAGTATTACATAAGCAAACATACTTAACGTTAAAAAAGCAAGGCTTAAGGGTCTTATATTTTTAGTAATATATGATTCTGCTTTGTTGTCTGATTCCCAACGTTTAGTAATTTCTTGCATTTCCATTACGTCTTGTTCTAAATCAGCTAACATAGTTTCTTTGTCTTTTACTGGTATGTCTTTATCTTTTGTAATAGCTTTTATAACATCTATTGGATTACCTCCATCAATAGCAGCAACTATTGTTTCTCCTAAAGGTATGTTGTTCTTTACAACACCTCTCCAGAGGTTACCGAAAAAAGTACCCTTGCCCCCATTCTTTCTTAATTTA